CCAATCACCTTTTTTACCTTTACCAAACCAAGCTGTTAAGCCTCCTTTGGGTTTCGTGTTAGCCATTACCTATAACCGCCACCACGTTTCTTGTACGTACGAACTAACCAACCGTTAGCATACGCAGACGGGTAAACTTTAAATTTACGTTTAGCTTCAGCTTTTACTCTAGCGTATAACGCTGGGTTAGTTGGCTTAGCTCCGCTTTTCTTTTTAGTTGTCTTTCTTTTCTTTGCTGGCATTATGCACCTACCTGTTTTTGCGCCTTCTTGTGCGCTTGTCTAAATGTATCACCCATAAGCATTCTACGTTTCATATATTTCATATGTTTTGCCGTATGATGCTTAGAGTGACGCTTCATCGCTCCTTCTTGACGTTTAGTCAGTTTTTGTTTTTTGACTCTCATAGAAGTCTTTTTCCTAGTTCTAGGCATTATTTAATTACGCCTCTACCTTTTAAAATATCAGCCATAGTAACTTTACCGTCACCAGTTAAATCTGGAAAGTCATTAGCACTGTTACCACTACCTCTAGGTTCAAGTCTTTTTTCTTGGGTTTTCATGTCCCCAATCTTACCTTCACCTTTATCTGTCATTTTTCTAGTTGCACTCATATTATACCTCTCTAATATTTTAGCAATTTAATCGTCTTCCTTCAAAAAAGACCTTAGTTTTTGTGCCTTCTCCTCAGCTGTGTCAGCATGTAGCTCAGAATCTACAATCTTCTCTAGCTTCAATGTATCAATCTTTTGGTTTGATATATAACGCCACGTGTAACCGTCATCGTTGTACACACCAAATACTGTCTGAGCGAACCCTACTTTTATAATAAGTGCGGTATCGCCATCTAAAATTACCTTATCACCTTCTTTGAATGACGACGTCAAACGAAAAGTAGCGCCTTTTACAAAGCCTACTGCCCAATCTTTTACAGCTAAACCAACCAATAGAGTTAGTACAAACCCTAAAAATTCAACGTAAAAGTCATTTAACGTAAGTTCAAACATAGTCATATCATACATATTCTAATGTAGTATTCTCCATAAGAAATTCAAATAGTACTCTAAAATCTTCTTTTTTAAGAAATGGCACATTGTTTCTCATATGCAGTTTCCGATACTCAGTATACGCTATTTCTAGTTGTTCTTCTGTGTACAAAATCATTCTGGTCTAGTGGGCCAAGTAACATTAGTGATGTCATCATCATCTGTATAACTACTAGGTAAATCTCTAAGCTGTTGTCGGTAAGTTGCCCATTCTGCTTTCTTAGAATCTGATAAAGGTGAATCAGGCATTTGTGTCCAATCAGATTCAAGCAAAAACCTATCTCTTTCTTCTCTCAACATTTCAAGAGTAGGGCGTGTTGGTATTGCAGGTGGTACACTAACTACTTTGCCGTCTATTACTTTGTCAAAAGGTCTTGGACTTATATCATGTACTAAAGTGGAGTTACCATTAGCGGATGCTTCATTTTGTAAAACTTCTTTGGTTGCTTCATCCACAACATTACTTGCTATTATTTCTCCATCTGAATTGTATGTAATTAAAATTTCCATAATTATTTAAATAATGCCACTACTAAAATGTCAGCTTCAGCACTACCACCAGCAGTGCTTGTACCATAAACAAAAACATCGTGCATGAAACAAAAAACTTTAAAAGTGTAGTATTTACCTGATGTGGTGCTTTTTGCAAAAGATAGATTTTTATTTGCTACAGCAACACCCCTTGTGTTTACTTGCTTGTAATGATTAAAAAATTGTCCATAAGAAGAATTAGTTACAGCAGGTGCATTATTTGAAGCAGTGTGTTCTGCAACACCACCAACAATCGCACAAGAAGCATGGTTTCCATCTGCACCAAAAAATCTTGCTGTCATTCTTGCATTTAAAACAATACCAGAAGTGGGCACAAAAACTGTAACAGAAGCAAGTTCTGTAAGTGTATTAGGGAATGATCCACTATTATATGTAAAAGTATTATCTCTATGAAAAGGTGTTGACGCACCAAAAGTAGCATCAAACATCAAACTTTGATTAAAACTTACTCCATAAGCAACACCTGTCATTGCAGAACTAGAATTACCTACTGACGTTGAAATATCAGAACCTACTGCACCTAAACTGTTACCTGTAGCTTTATCAAAAATTACTAAAGAACCACTTTGTATTCTTGCTACATCTAAATTACCTGTAGTAATTTTACCGGCACTTAAATCATTAATCTTAGCATTAGTAATAGCCGCATTTTGTATTTTTGCTGTAGTTATAGCAGCATCATCTATTTGAGCAGTACCTATTGCTGCATCAGCAATGACACCAGAAGCTGCAGTTATAGAGTCTGCAACAAAAAAATCAGTAACGTTTGAGCTAGAAACTTTAGAAGTAGTTACGTTAATACCATTAGTAAACTGACCAAAAATATTAGAAGTAGATACATGCCTAACCCAGTAGTAAAAATTTGCATCGAGATCTACAGTGTCTGCATATACTGAAGCTCGAGTAGTATCAATACGAGTAGCACTACCTATATTATTGCTTGTATGACGCCATATTTCAGTAAAAGCAAAGTTACCAAACTGTGCCGGATCCCAAGAAAGGATAATTTTTTGGAATGCACCGGCACCTGAAAATCCAGTAACATCTGGCGGTATCGTAACATCAACTCTTTCTGTAGGTATGAAAGTATTAGGTGGTGTCCCAGCGTTTGGGTCAAAAGGATTTTCTTTGAAGTTTTCTGCTAATCCGGTATCAATAAGTTCCCTTACAGTTACCGCTCTATCTTTTGGGTCACCTGTTCTACCAAGACGTACCTTTAATGCTTCATCAACAGCGTTTAAGTAAGTCTTTAACTTCGGGTCAACATCTGAAGGTATTGGTGGTATTGAAGGTATCTTGGTTTCATTAGTAGCCATTAGATAGCCCTCAGTTCATCTATAGACTCTCCAATACAGACTTCATTTATAGTATGCGCACCTGATACTTCTACTTCATACACTTTATGTACACCAGTAGGCAGTCTTAAAATTGGTTCCATAATTGTTGTTGCACTAAAAGAGGTAGGTGCAGAGCCTGTTGCACTAAACACGGATCCGGAGGCTGTAATTGTAGCGTCAAATATTTCCGTACCATCACCAAATACTTTTACCGTAATACCAGAGCCGGAATATGCTTCGGCTTCTACTTTTACAAAGTTCATACTAGTAGGTCTAGGTAGAACAAACTGTGCGGTTTTAAATGTTTGGGTAGTATTTGTAGCACTACCTTGAAAAAGTTCTACTTGAGCATTACCACCGCCAGAATCATAATCAATAAGGTACAGTTCATTATCATCAGGGTCAGTAAAACCACCCTGTGCATGACCGGTAGCTATTGAACTAATTGTGGTAAAAGCGTTTTTACCACCACGTGGGTCAAACAGAAAAGCGCCATATGCAGAGCCAGTATAATATTGTCCTACATACTTACCTTGCCATAGAAAACCCTTAATTGTAGAGGGGTAGAACTGTGCCTGCCATTGTTTAGGTGTAATCAATCCTTCAGTTAATATCGCAATATCACTACCCGAAGCACCTACTAAACCGTCAGGTGAAGCATAGATAGCTAAGTCACCCATATCTACAAGCGACTCTTTATTCAAACATGCTTGTGCTGCTTCCATACGTACCACACTCATAGACTGTGGGTCTGTACCAGCAGCTATGTAAGGTGTACCTTTAGTAGCAATAAACAGTACTTGTCCCGCCATAGCTATACTCACAATCTCTTCTTCAAGTGTTATACGATATGCTACTGGCCAGGCATGTGGTAAAAAAGGTTCTGAAAAACAAATTCGTTTACCACTAAACCCAGCAAAGATACCATTTGCCATAGCGGTTAAACCTAACATTTGCCCATTAGGGTAAGTACTAGTGTCATCATCTGGTGGCGCAATCCAATACGTAGAAGGTATTATCTCAGCTAAAGCATCATTATTTAAATTATCAGTTGTACTTGCCGTAGCCAAAGATACCTCTTTTACAAACTGAAAGTTAGTAGTGTTAGAACCAGTATTAGAACGGTAAATACGTTTGTTAGCTAAATTAGTATTACTTTTAGAAGTAGCAGTATCCATACCAGATATAGTTACTGTCTGCCCGTCTACTTTTGTTAATACCGTAGACGCCGGCGACGGTGGACCTTCTTCACCAAATGCAGATACAAAAGTATATACATAAGATGTACTGTATTGTGTCTGTGTACCATCATCTGTACCAGAGGTTATACTTGTACTGGCAGCGTTTGTTGGCGCAGGTATACCTAATCTAAAAAAACTTCTCGGGTATGCACCAGAACCAGAGGCAAGTAGCTGTGTAGAACTACCCATTTGTGGGAAACCAGCTCCAGTCCAATACAAACGATCAAAAGCGTCATCTGCTACAGGGCCTGGTTGTACATTTACAGCATTAGTAAACTCTAAGTTGTAAACTTGACCACCAAAATCATACCTATACAAACCAGCTCTAGCTTGTGCATTTAGTGTAGCTACTGTGCTGTTGCTAGTAATCGGCGTCAATACACCACGGTCTAGATCTGTGTTGTTTGCAGTTTGACCTAAACCTTCACCTAATAATCTAGGTGAAACTTGTGGTGCAATACCATTAAAGTTGACTAACTTAAAGTACGCCATATATTAGTCATCTCCTCTGGCTACTTTCTTTTGTTTCTCAAAAGTCCTGAGTCCTGCCATTCCGAGCATCGCCATAAGTATGGTAGACAATTGAGTAAAATCAAACTCTGGCATATCTACTTGTACACCAGCTAGCGCAGCAATCCACTCACCTACAGGTAAAACAATAAAATGTACCATCATTGCAACTGAGCAGCCCCAACCTACAGACGGACGCCAACCAGCAACAAACCAGTTTTTACTAGCTGCTTCGATTTTATTTACTTCAATCTGTGAAAGATTAGCTGTTTGTAATTGTGTCTTGAGTTCGTGCTCAAGCTTCATCTTTAGGTTTTTGTCAGCAACGAACTTGTTTAGAACACTGCCAGCAATACCTACTACTGAGTTTGTTATTGGATCCGCCATAAATACCTCCTATGTGCGTAAAAAATATACTAATAATCCTATTCCTGCGGCTACAACAATCCACATAAATCTCTCTATGAATCGTCCTGTATTAGAATTGACATTGGATTGTGACTCTACATCATCTAGACGTTGTTCTATCTTATCCATTCTAATAAAGAACCTATCGTTTTGCCTTAATACGGTAGCTACCCGTTCTTCAATACGAGCAATAGACACGACTGCATCTGCTAGTCGGTCTAGTTTTTCTTCTATTTTTTCTAGTCTTTGTTCGTGTTTCTCACTCATAACTCCAAACCCAAGGTCTTGGTCTGGTGTTAGTAGCTTCTAAAGTATCTAAATGTATGAATCTAGAGTCGCCATGTTGTTTCACACCAAGCCCGGTTACACCGTGTTTTAACGCTACTTCTATACACTTTAAGGCGTCCGCGCCTCGTATAAGTATGTCTACAGCCTTGCCACTTGCGTGGGCTCCTGGTTGTGATTTTTTTGCTTCTATAGGATGCGTTGGATCTCTATAGGCACTTGTTATTATAAACGGAATTCCTACTTCTTCACGTATTTTTTCAAGAGTTTCCATAAACTCTGGATCCATTTTACAAATGCCAGTGTGTTTACACTTAAGTTCATCCTCACTAAAATATTTCCACATTATGCTATTTCTTTAGTTTCTACTTTTTCTTCTTCTAAAGAATCTTTTAGTTGTTCTACTAATACTTGATTAGCAGCAGTTGCTACATCTATATCCTTTCTAGCTTCAGAAATTTTTATTTGTTGTTCTTGAACTAAAGATACTAAATATTTTTGTTCGTCAGACATTTCGTCTATATAGTAATCCTTACCGTCTAAACTAATTTTATCTGGCATATTAGCCCTCTATAGTTTTTGTTTGCACTACAGGGTTTAATAACTCATCAATCTGAGCATCAAGACCAGCTTTCATATTGGTAACTGCTTCTTC